CCAAATCTTCAAATGTAATATATGAAATTAATAGTTAGTGAAATCTTTTATTCCTTACAAGGAGAAGGAGCAAGAATAGGAACACCAACGGTGTTTATTAGATTAAAAGGATGTAAAGCGAAAAATGCTTGTTTTGCTTCAGGTATTAAGTGTGATACAGAATTTGAAAGTGGCAAAGAAATGTCATTAAAAGAATTGGAAGAATGGATACAAAAACACGGACACGGATGTAATGAAATAACATGGACGGGCGGTGAACCTTTAGACCAATTAAACCAACAGATTGTAAATTATTTTAAAAACAAAGGATTTTATCAAGCCATAGAAACAAGTGGTTTACATTCTGCTCCCGAAGGCATAGATTTTATTTGTGTTTCTCCAAAAGTAGCTGAACACGTTATAAAAAAGAACTTTCCAAATGGGGTAACAGAATTAAGATATGTTAGACACAAAGGTCAATCAATCCCCGAACCATCTATTAAGGCAGAACATTATTGGGTAAGTCCACACTCCGATGGTTTTAATATAAACACGGACAATTTAAAACATTGCATTGAATTATGCATACAAAACCCAAAGTGGAAGTTATCAATTCAAAACCATAAGTTATGGAATATTCTATAAATAGTCCCGAATGGCATTTTAAAGCGATTTTAGAGCATTTAGGCGAAGATACTAACAGAGAAGGTCTAAAAGAAACTCCAAAGCGTTACATTAAATTTATGCGCGAATTTCTTGAACCAAAAGAATTTAAGTTTACAACTTTTGATGCAGAAGGAACGGATGAAATGATAATACAAACAAATATTCCTTTTTATTCTATTTGTGAACACCACACCGCTCCTTTTTTTGGAACTGCCGACGTAGCTTATATACCTAATGAGAAAATAGTAGGTTTAAGTAAATTAGCAAGATGCGTTGACCTTTACGCTAACCGTTTTCAAAACCAAGAAAGAATAACCACACAAATAGCGGAGCGATTACAAAAAGAATTAAATCCTATAGGGGTTGCAGTTCATCTAAAGGCGCAACATCTTTGTATGTGTATGCGAGGAGTAAAAAAACACGATACGTGGACGTCAACTTCCAAACTTTTAGGCGTATTTAAGGACGATAATAAAGCGCGTAGTGAATTTCTTCGTATAATAACAAAGTAACAACGAATCAACAACAAATTATGGGAGGGTACAAAAACATTAAACCGCGATGGGAAAAAGGTGAGAGTGGAAACCCTAACGGAAGACCAAAGGGAAGTAAGAGCCGAAGTACAATAGCACGAAAATGGTTAGAAGTTAATCAAAATTTAAACAACCCTTTGACGGGCGAAAACGAAACAATGTCCCAAGAAGACTTAATGACTTTAGCCCTAATTAAAAAAGCGCGTGAAGGGGACGTGAACGCGTACAAAGCGTTAATGGATAGCGGTTATGGCGCACCCGTTCAACAAATCGAACAAACTTTAATGGAACAACCTTTATTCCCCGATGTTCAAGAGGACAACAGCAACGAATAAGGTACTTGCCCTTAAAAGACGGATTAAAATAATACAAGGTGGAACGAGTGCTTCGAAAACGTATTCAATTTTAGCCGTACTAATTAATAAGGCAATAAAAATACCAAGTTTAGAAATATCAATAGTTGCTGAGACAATACCAAGTTTAAGAAGGGGAGCTTTAAAAGATTTTATTAAGATTTTAAAATGGACTAACCGATTTAACGAAAGTCAATTTAATAAATCGTTACTTACTTATGAATTTAAAAATGGAAGTATAATAGAATTCTTTTCAGCAGACGATTCAAGCAAACTTCGTGGGGCGCGAAGGGACATCTTATATATTAACGAATGCAATAACGTTACCTTTGATTCGTACAACGAGTTAGCTATACGAACACGGAAGGAAGTTTATTTGGACTTTAACCCTGCTAACGAGTTTTGGGTACACACCGAATTAAAAGACGAATCAGACTCCGATTTTTTAATTCTTACTTACAAGGATAACGAAGCGTTAGACCAATCAATTATTGATCAAATAGAAAAGAACCGCGAGAAAGCGAAAACGTCTACCTATTGGGCGAATTGGTGGAAAGTTTACGGCGAAGGTCAGTTGGGTATGTTAGAAGGGGTTGTGTTCTCCAATTGGAAACAAATTAACACGATACCCAAAGAAGCCAAACTAATTGGAATAGGATTAGACTTCGGTTACACAAACGACCCGACGGCAATAATCGAAATATACAATTATAACGGGCAACGAATCGTTAACGAGTTAGCCTACCAAACGGGGTTGCTAAATAGCGACATAGCTAAACTCTTACCAAAAAACGTAGTGGTTTACGCGGATAGTTCCGAACCCAAAAGTATAGACGAAATTAAACGCCACGGAATTACGATTAAAGGAGTTACCAAAGGTAAGGATTCAATAAACTACGGAATAGATGTTATCCAACGTAACGAATACTTAGTAACGTCAAACAGCAGTAATTTAATCAAAGAATTACGCTCGTACATTTGGGACACGGACAAGCAAGGCAAACGATTAAACAAACCAATCGATTTTAATAACCACGCTATCGATGCGTTTAGATACCACGAAATGGAAACGTTAGGTTTAGGGTCTTATTACGGAAGTTATGCAGTACGATAATACGAACGACCTTCAAGTAATGATTGCGCGGGTAGAATCGTACATATATGAACGAACGGGAAAGCAGGTTAAAATAGTATTTAATAATATGGCACGTTTTCCCCAACACTTTGAAATGCTTGTAAGGGCGCACGAATTTGTTTTGAATTACAAAAACACGAAAAATTAATTATAATAATATGAAGTTAGATATAGTCGTACCAAGTTCAATTAGTGAAATACCATTATGTAACTACCAAGAATTTTTAAAGCTACAAGCAACGTCTAACGACGAAGAATTTATAGCACAAAAAATGATTGAAATATTTTGCGGGTTGAAACTTCAAGAAGTAGTTAAACTAAAACTAACTTCTATTAATGAACTAATTGGACACTTTACGGAAATCTTCAAAGAGAAGCCAAAGTTTAAACCTACCTTTAAAATAGGCGATATAGAATTTGGATTTATTCCCGACCTTGAAAACATAACTTTCGGGGAATATGTAGACCTTGAAAACTATTTAAGTAAGTGGGAAGATTTCCACAAAGCAATGGCAGTAATGTACCGACCTATTACAATTCGTAAAGGAGAAAAATACGAAATAATGGAGTACACGGGGGCGGCTGCATTTAGTGAAGGTATGAAGTTCGCGCCTATGGACGTAGCTATTTCTTCAAGTGTTTTTTTTTGGAGTTTAGGAAGCGAGTTATTAAGCGCTACCCTCGACTATTTGACGAGCGAGATAAAGACGAACGAGAAAGAGTTTCTGACTTTAGCGCACGAACTCAGTTTGGCAAAAAGTGGGGGTGGTATTCAAGCATTTACGGACTCGCTAAAGGAGACCTTACAAAATATGACACAGTTACAAAATACGGATTATTTAAATGTCTTACCTATCTAACTTTTGAATCGGAGAAAAACGAAATAGAATTAATGGAAATAAAAAAGGCTAAATTATGACAGGGTACTATTCACTTCTTGATACGCTTAAAACACACTTCACTAACGACCCTTTGGTTAACACAATAACGCAAGGATCAATTTTTAACGTGGATTTAGGCAAACAAAATATCTTTCCATTGGTTCACGTTATGGTAAATAATGTAAACTTTAACGACAACGTTATTAGCGCGTCGGTTACTATTCTCGCAATGGATAACGTAAGCCAACGCAAGGAAGAACCTACGGGAAAATTTGAAACTTCAGATAACGAAATAGACGTTTTAAATACTCAGTTAGCAATTTTAAACCGATGTTTTGAAATGCTAAAACACGGAAACATTTGGGACGATTTGTACCAACTAAACGGCGCACCTAACTGCGAACCATTTATAGAAAGATTCGAAAACTATTTGGCGGGTTGGGCAATGACTTTTAACGTGGACTTCCCTAACGAAATGACTATCTGTTAATGGAAAAGGAACGTCAATTAGAAGCCTTAAAAATATTCCGTGACCACGTTATACAAAACGCGAAAAATAATCTATCCGCTAAAAATAGTACGGGTAGTTTACAACAAAGTTTAGAAGGCGAAGTTGCGGTTAATCCTAACTCGATTACCCTTTACTTTGAGATGTTAGAATATGGATTCTACCAAGACCGTGGAGTTAGGGGTGTTAAGTCGGGACGTAGTTTAAGCGACTTCCAATTTGGCACGGGAACGGGAATAAAAGGCGGGTTAACCAAAGGCATAAAAGAATGGGTTAAACGTAAGGGAATAAAGTTCCGCGACAAGCGAGGAAAGTTTATTAGTTACGATATGACTGCCAAATTTATAATAAGGTCAATTTGGAATCGTGGTATAAAACCAAGCCTTTTTTTTACAACACCTTTTGAAAAAGCATTTAAAAACCTACCCGACGAAATGGTAGAACTATACGGATTAGAAGCCGAAGAATTATTCGATACAATAATGAAAGAAAACTTTAAGAATTATGGCGATTAACAGAATATTTGCACGAAGCCCCTATATTGTGGAAATTAACCAACCTACCCAAGAAGGTAGCAAGGTTGAACTTTACATATACCAAAATGGAAACCCGCCCCCAATAGCACCAAGTTACACGTTGGAGAAACTGATTCCTGCAAGTAACAACACCCAAACCCTTTACAATATTTCCCCATACCTATTGGAGTATATAGAACACACGACTTTTAATAATAACTACGCCACAGATGAAGGTTTACTAAACGTAAACGAATACATATTAGTAGACGTTAAAGAATATTGGTTAGACCCCTTTACGCAATCCTATGTACTTTTAGGAACTACAACTTATTGGGCTTTTGATGGCTTCGGGTATTATTCGCAAGGTTACAACCCAAGCCATATATTTACAATGCCCGTACACCTTGACAAAAAAGACTATTACTTTTGGAGCGATGCAAATAATAACCCGTTATTAAATCAATTACAAAGGGCGGGGACTTTTACGGCATATTTAGAAACCCATTGGACGGTTAAGTATACGCAGTTACAAACGGGTTTGTTTTGGCAGTATTCAATTACGGGTGGAAATTCTATGTACAATCTTTACCGAGTTCGACCAAGTTATTATCTTACGGGAAACAAGGTAGAAATATTTAACGGAGCGCAATTACTTTGGACTGCTACTTTTTACCCAATAGAAGAATGTAAATACGACGTTCAAGTAGTGGACTTCATTAATATGTACGGGGCTTGGCAAAGGGAGTTTTTCTTCAAGGCATCTTACGAAAGTTTGGAAACTTCTACAACCGAGTTTAATTTAATGCAAGAAATGGGATTGTTTGGAAGTTGGGACACCCAAGCCAACCAAAGACAAACCTTCAACACGAACGGAATAATTAGCTACCGAGTTAACACGGGTTGGGTAGACGAATCCTTTTCTTCTAATCTTCAGCAATTAATGTTAAGCGAAAGAATCTTATTGAATAACGAACCCGTCAAATTAAAGACGAAAGGAATCGACAAACAAAAGAGCATTAACAACCATATGATAAATTACGTTTTGGAGTTCGAGCAAAGTAACGACTTAATTAATAACGTTATCTAATGAAAAGACAAGTACGTGTTTTTGTAGAAGGTCAACAACTTGACCTATTTAACGACGAAGTAATAGAAGTAACTTCTACGATTCAAAACATACAAGACATAAGCAAAACGTTTACCGACTTTTCGCAGTCGTTTACGATTCCTACAAGCCCAAAGAATAACGCTATTTGGGAATACTTCTACGAGAACGCTTTGAATGGTACTATTAATTACCAAGAACGTTTAGACGGCTACATAGAAATCGATATGTCTTTTTTTCGTAGGGGCAAAATACAGATGGAAAAAAGCCAACTAAAAAACGGACAACCCGAGTCGTACACGATTACATTTTACGGAGATGTTACAACTTTAAAAGACTTGGTAGGCGAAGACCTATTAAGCGACCTTGACTACACGCCAATAAATCATACATATAGTTTTGCAGAAGTGTACCAAAGGATCACTAATGGAGCTATTGATTGGGACGTATGTTACCCTTTAATTACTTCCAATCGAATTTGGGAATACGGAACAATACAACCGACTGCGACACTTCCTAATTGGCTACCTTTTGTAAATATTCCGATGAACACTAACGACATAAGAACAAACCAAGGGGCAATTGATTATAGGGAATTATTCCCCGCCGTTAGGGTTGCTTCTTTGTTTAACTTAATCGAAAATAAATACGGAGTAAATTTCACGGGTACTTTTTTAAGCGACCCGAAGTTTACTCAATCTTACCTTTGGTTTAAGAATAGAAACAACTTTACGTTTACAAGCCAACCCGAAAATATTACTTTAAATAGTTTTGTCGGTGGTGGTGGCTTTGGAACGTACAACCTTATGCCATACGTCGACATACCAAATAGTACGGTAACTTTAAACTACTTAAACGGGGTTTTATTTCATAATATTGTTTTAAACGTAAACTCAAACTCAAACCCTTCTGTTAATTTTTATATCGACGTTTATCGAAACGGAATCCTTTACACCACAATAAACGGATTAGGCTTTACAACCAACGGAAATTTACAAGGGATTCCAAACGTTCAAGGATTAAACGACGTGTACACCTTTCAAGTTCGAAGCGACGTTGGTTTAAGCATTGATTTTTTATTAACGTACCAAGTTGATTATTATGCTCCATTGTATGTTAACGATTATGTAGACTACCTAACGAATGTAATAACTACAACCGCGACTACTAACCTTTCGTGGTTAGCCCCAACGATGAAGGTACAAGATTTCATAACGGGAATAGTACGAGAATACAACCTAACTTGTTACGGAACTGCGCCCAATACTTACGAACTTATGCCGTTGGACGATTGGTATTCAGCGGGGGCAATTATCGACATAACTAAATTCACGGACAAAACCGAAATAGGAATAGACCGCGTAAAGTTATACAAGAAAATAGCTTTTAGGTATCAACAGTCAAATAGCTTTATGAACAAGGCGTTTTTTGACCAAGCCTTACGAGAATACGGGAACACGGAATATCAATACCCTTACGACGGCGGGGAATTTAACATAGAACTTCCATTTGAGAACTTACTATTTAATCAATTCTTTGAATTAGGAAACCCAACGGGGCTTCAAGTAGGGTACTCATTAGACAATGCGTTTGCGCCTTATATTCCTAAACCTTGTTTGCTTTACAAATTTGGTTCGGTGACATTACCGCACCATATCCATTACACCGATGGAACGGGACACGTTACCAACCCCGACTATGTAATGTTTGGTCAAGACTTGCAAGTTTTAGGAATTGATTACTCCTTGAACTTTGCCCCCGAAACTTCTACTTATTGGTTACAAGTTATTAACCAATCTATGTTCGCAACTTACTATTTTCCTTACTTAACGAATTTGTTTAATCCTAAAAACAGATTAACCACAATTAAGGCGAATCTTCCTACAAGTTTGCTAACAAGTCTTCAGTTAAACGATAGGTTAGTTATACGAGACAAACGATACCTAATTAATCAGATGAAAACAAATATGGTAACCGGTGAAACTACGTTCGAACTACTTAACGATTTTATGCCTATTAGCCCAATAAGAACTATTCAAGTAGGCTACGAAGAAACGAATATAGAAATAGGTATTAATCTTCCTAATATGGCGTATAAGGCTACGTTTTCAAGTGGGCAAAGTGACGTTATAATAGACCCGTTAGAAATAACCAAAAGCCAAGTAATTAATATTACTTTAAGTGGTGAACAAGTAACGACCATCTTCGTAGTTTACGATTTAACCAACGGAGAAACTCAAGACGAAACTATTAACATAATAAGGCAAACGCGATGAACTATTTAAATACGATAATCCAACTTTTGCAAATAGATGAATTCGTAAATAAACACGAAACAATAGAAATAGCGAAGGGAAAATACAAACTACATACGTCGGTTAAGGGGGCATACAAACAAGCCAAAAGAGAGTTAATTATTAAAAGACAAAACCAATGGCAGAAAAGCGACAAATAGAAGTTGAAATAAAAGATAACGTAAAGTCTTTAAAGAGTCAATACCGCGAAGCGTTAGCAGAACTTCAAAAAGTTACAGAACAATACGGGGCAACTTCTGAAGAAGCCGTAAAAGCCGCCAAAGCAGCTGCCGAACTTAAAGACCAAATAGAAGACTCCAAAAACTTAGTCGATGCATTTAACCCCGACGCAAAATTTAACGCCTTGTCGGGTTCGATTGGGGGCGCACTAAACGCTTTCCAAGCATACGAGGGGGCGATGGGTTTAATCGGTGTTCAATCCGAGAACCTACAAAAAACAATGGTACGAATCCAAAGCGCAATGGCATTAAGCCAAGGCTTACAAGGCGTAATGGAAGCGAAAGACCAATTTAAAAACTTGGGTACGGTGTTAAGCCAAACCGCAGTAGGTCAAGGATTATTAACCGCCGCAACCGCCGCTTATAGATTTGTACAAACGGGAAGTTTTAAAGCGACCAAAGAAAACATTGTAGCCAAGCAAACGGAAACGGTAGCGACCAAGGCGCAAACAACCGCCCAAACGGGGTTAACTACTGCTACTTCTGTTGGAAGTATTGCGTTAAAAGCCTTTCGAGCCGCATTAATTTCCACGGGAATAGGTGTCTTAATAGCGGGGGTTGGTTATTTGATTTCCAACCTTGACAAATTAAGCGATGCGTTTAGTTACGTAGGTGGTAAGATAGCCGAGTTTACAGATTGGATTGGACTAACTGACGGGGCAAGTGAACAAATGTCCGAAAATGACAAGAAACGAACTAACGCCCAAATTGCTAATATAGACCGAGAAATAGCAAAAGCCCGACAACGAATGGCAGTTAGGGAAGAATCCTTTAACACGGAAGACCAAGCGTTTAACCGCCAAATAAGTTTAGCCAAAGCCCAAGGAAAAAATACCACAGATTTAGAACGCGCACGACTTAAGGCGTCTATTCAATACCGAAAAGATTTAGTAAAGGAAAACGAAGGTATCGTCAAGCAAACGAAACTACAATACGACCTTTTCAAAAGTACTTTACGAAAAGGCGAAGGTTCTACGGTGTTCGGAACTAAAGAAGAAATCGCGAGACTAAATGAACTTTGGTCTACCATTGAAAAAAGTACTAAAGATTTAGCGACTTCTAAAAATGATTTAGCCAACGCGAACAATGACCTAAAAGTATTCGAAGCGGATTTAGCACGGACACAAAAAGAACAAGCCGCCCAACAAGCAAAGAATAGTAACACAACTACAAAAACTACTATAAGCAATAACCAAAAAGTAGTTAAGGATACGAAGGCGGCTAACAAGGAAATTATAGACGATATAAATAAAACCCAAGACGAAGAAGCAAAGATACGCAAGGAGAAAATTAACCAAGACTTGGCGTTATTAGAAGACGGAATAGACAAAGAGAAACAAGCCCGTAATAATGCGTTTGTAGAATTTAGGGACAACTTCCTAAAAGAACAAAACAAAGCGGAAAGGGAAGCGTTAGATAAACGATTTATTGAAGGCAATTTAAGTAGAACAAAATACGAAGAAGAATTAAAAAAATTACAACTTAATTACGCTAAAAACCTAACAGAAGAAGAAGCCGCGATATTAAAAACAGCCGAAGAAGTCTTACAAAAAGACCTAAAAGCAATAGACGACAAATACAAGGAAGTCGAACTAAACGCTATTAACGAAGCCAATAAAAATAAGTTAGCCAAAGAACAAGAATTCCAAGCGACCATTGAAGGAATAGACGAACAAAACTTTCAAAAACGAACCGAAAAACAATTAGGCGCAAAAGGTTACGAACTCGAATTAGTACGCCAAAAATACTTTGAGTTAGAAAACCTTGCAAAAGGAAACGCAGAACAAGAAGCAATTATAGCCGAAGCCAAAAGAAACGAAATAAACGAAATAGAAAAGAAATACGACGAAGAATCTAAAGCAAGGAAACGAGCGGAACTCGAACGTAACGTAGGGTTTGCCAAGCAAGGATTAACTATTATTGCAGACCTTACCGACCTATTTAATAAGAAAGGAACGGAAAGCGCAAAGAAAGCATTTAAAATTAAGAAAGCTGCGCAAATTGCTAACGCTTTAATAGATACTTATATGAACGCTACTTCGGCTTATGGTTCGCAGTTCCTACCCTTACCCGACGCAAGTAGCCCCGTTCGTGGTGGTATCGCCGCAGGATTAGCCGTTGCCGCGGGTTTAGCCAACGTCGCAAAGATAAGCGCTCAAAAGTTCGAAGGCGGTTCGGCTTCAGGTGGTAACGTTGGTGGTGCTAACGGTGGCGGGGCGTTAGGTGGTATGTCTCCACAAGCCCCAACGTTTAACGTAATCGGAAACAACGGACTTAATCAATTAGCACAACTTCAACAACAACCTACCCAAGCGTATGTAGTTAGTGGACACGTTACGACTGCTCAAAGTTTGGACAGAAACAGAATAGAAAACGCAACACTTTAAGAAAAATTTAATTAAATAGTTATGCGAATAATCGAACTCATTATAGACGAAAAAGACGAACAAAGCGGAATAGATGCGGTTAGCGTTGTACATAGCCCCGCAATCGAAGAAAACTTTGTAGCCCTAAACAAACACGAGGTCGAATTAAAAGAAGTTGACACCGAGAAAAAGATTTTAATGGGTGCGGCTTTGATCCCCAACAAACAGATTTACCGCAAAAATGCAAAAGGCGAAGAATACTATATTTACTTTTCACCCGACACTATCCGTAAGGCTTCGGAACTATTTTTAATGCGCTCAAATCAAAACAACGCTACCTACGAACACGAAAAAAAGTTAACGGGTTTAAGTGTTGTAGAAAGTTGGATAATTGAAGACGAACAAAAAGACAAATCTAAACTTTACGGCTTCGACTTACCGAAAGGAACTTGGATGATTTCGATGAAAGTAAATAACGAAGAAGTTTGGAACGACGTTAAAGAAGGCAAAGTAAAAGGTTTTTCGATCGAAGGTTACTTTGCGGACAAGTTCGAAATGAGCGCAGAAGAAGACGAAGCCACCGAAGTAATAAACGAGTTAAAAAGGTTATTAGGAGTTGAACTTGAATCTTACACGGACTACCCAAAAGGCGCAATCGAAAACGCAAAGATAGCAATTAGGTACGCAGAAGAAAACGG